AAAAGACACCAATTTAACATTGGTGTCGCTTTCAGCGTAAGACAAGCGCAGCGCGTCAGAAACAAAAAGCACTAATAATCCTTGATATATTAGTGCTAATTGACACTAAAGCAAAAAAAAGAGCTATATTTATAAAAAAAAGGTAACGCAGTGGACGCAAAATAAAAAAATAAAAGCGACTAAATAGCTAAAGTCAATTAAAAACTAAAAAAACAAAAAACATGCCAATACCATTAGCATTAGCAGCAGCAGCAATACCAGCAATAACAGACCTGGTAAATAGCGGTAGTACATTATATACTAACGCACAAAACAAAAAGTTCAGTCAAGAAATGTATGACAGACAAAGAGCAGATGCATTAGCAGATTGGGACAAACAAAACAAATATAATAGTCCAAGTCAACAAATGCAGAGATATAAAGAAGCGGGATTAAACCCCAATTTGATATATGGGCAGATGTCTAATTCAGCAGCAATTAGAAGCACCGATATGAAACAACCCGACTTCGTAGCACCAAAACTACAAAACACAGGACAAGTAATGAATAATTACTTAGATCTAAAATTAAAAGAACAGCAGTTATCAAATGATAAACAAGCTGGAGAACTATTACGAGAACAAACAAAAGGAAAATCATTAGAAAATCAGAATGTAATAGACCAATCACCATATATAGCAGAAGAAAGATTTCAAAGAAGTAGATTAACGGGAAAACAAGTTGATAGTATTATGGAAGATATAAGCAATAAAAAACAAATGAATCCGTTATTAAGAGATAAAGTAAGTAACGATATTAAAACAATGACACAAAATAGATATTATCAAAACTTAACAACACCACAACAAATAGCTGTACAAAAAGCTACAACAAAATTAATAGAAGCAAAAATATCTGGACAAGATATAGAAAATTTATTTAAAAAATATACCTATGATCTACAGAATAATTTAGGTTTAAATCCTAATATTATATCAGATTTATTAAAAATAGGTGCTTCTTCATTATTAAAACCAAGATAATATGAAAATATTTTGTATATACTATAGAGGTATGGTTATTATAAAAAACCAAACATTAGAAAGATGTTTAGAATTACTAGAACGTTCTAACAATTTAACAATAGGAATTCAAATAAATAACAATTAAAACCCAAACAAATGAAAAGAGGTTACAAAGGCCGTCGTTCATACGGCAGAAAAAAAGGTGGCTATAGGTCATCAAAAGTAAAAAGAACATATTATGTATCACGCGGTGGAATCCGCCTTTAAAACAAACAAAAATGGCAAACAACCTTTTCAACAGCATTCAGCTGAACAAACCAAAAAAAAACGTCTTTGATTTAACGCATGACGTAAAGTTATCAACAAACATGGGGCAATTAACCCCCATATTAACATTAGAATGTGTACCAGGAGACAAATTCGATTTATCATGTGAAAGCCTTATTAGGTTTGCACCAATGATAGCCCCAGTAATGCACAGAATGGATGTAACAATGCATTATTTCTTTGTTCCTAACAGAATATTATGGAGTAACTGGGAAAAGTTCATTACAGAACACAATAGTGAACACGTAGCACCATTTTTAGAGGTTAACGAATATTGGTCAGCATCTCAAAAAAAATTCGGTGATTATATGGGAATACCACCATGTCCAAACGGTGGAACAAGTACAGAAGTAAGTGCATTACCATTTGCAGCTTATTTAGCAATTTATAATGAATATTATAGAGACCAAAACTTACAAGCACCATTAGATTATAAACTAGCAGACGGAGGAGTTTATTCACATTCACCAACACAATTTGCAGAAATTACTACATTACGTAACCGAGCATGGGAACATGATTATTTTACAGCATCATTACCATTTGCACAAAAAGGCGCAGCAGTAGATATACCTTTAGGTGCATTAGATAGCGATGTAGCTGTTACATGGAATTCATTAGAAAATGGTAATACACAAGTAACATACGACGGTACAAATAGTACAACAATAGGTTCAACAGCTGGCTTAAATACTGTTGGAACCCCTCAAATGATAGCTAAAACTGGAGATTTAGGTATAGAAGCAACAACAATTAACGATCTACGTAGAGCTTATAAATTACAAGAGTGGTTAGAGAAAAACGCAAGAGGCGGTACAAGATATATAGAAAATATTTTAACACATTTTGGAGTTAGAAGTAGCGACAAAAGATTACAAAGACCAGAATATATTACTGGAGTTAAAAGCCCAGTAGTAGTATCAGAAGTATTAAATACAACTGGTCAAGACGGTGGTTTACCTCAAGGAAACATGTCAGGTCACGGAATTAGTGTAACAAGTGGAAAAAGTGGTAGTTATTACTGCGAAGAACATGGATACATTATAGGTATTATGTCAGTAATGCCAAAAACAGCATATCAACAAGGAATTCCACGTACATACTTAAAGAAAGATAGTTTAGATTATTTCTGGCCAACATTCGCAAACATTGGAGAACAAGAAGTTCAAAAGCAAGAGTTATATGCATATACTGCAACTAAAGAAGATACATTTGGTTATGTACCTAGATATGCAGAATACAAATACATGCCAAGCAGAATTGCAGGAGAATTTAGGACATCATTAAATTATTGGCACTTAGGTAGAATATTTGCCACAGAACCAAATTTAAATAGTGATTTCGTAGAATGTGATCCAACAAAACGAATATTTGCAGTAGAAGATCCTGCAACAGATGTATTATATTGCCATGTATTAAATAAAATTAAAGCAGTAAGACCAATGCCTAAATATGGCACACCTGCAGGTTTATAAAAATGTCAACAAAGTGTATAACCCCTTTTTATGTACAAGATAAGTTCACTGGAGACTACATACCAGTGCCATGTAGCAAATGTCCCCCATGTATGAAAAGGAGGACTAGCGGATGGAGTTATAGGCTGATAAAAGAGGGCGAACGTTCAAGTAGTGCACTATTTGTCACATTAACATATGATACGGAATACGTACCAATAACCGAAAAAGGCTTTATGAATCTTAATAAACAAGATATTCAAAAGTTTTTCAAAAGATTAAGGAAACTTTCCAACAATAAATTAAAATACTATGTTTGTGGAGAATATGGCACAAAAAAACTTCGTCCTCATTATCATATTATATTATTTAATGCCAACAAAGAAATGATACAAAAAGCATGGGCATTAAATGGAAAACATTTAGGTAGTGTACATATAGGACAAGTAAACGCTGCAACAATAGGATATACATTAAAATATATGACAAAAAAGGGGAAAATACCATTACATTACAACGATGACAGACAAAAGGAGTTTAGTTTAATGTCAAAAAGACTAGGAGACAATTATATAACAAAAGCAATGATTAAATGGCACAAACAAGATTTAGAAAAACGTATGTATGTTAACATACCAGATAATAAGAAAATAGCAATGCCAAGATATTATAAGGATAAAATATATAATGAAATAGAAAAAGATAAAATAGCAATATATATGAAAGATATTGCAGAAAAAGAGACAGAAAAACAACAATCAGAATTAGGTCAATCATATGAAACAATAATGGTAGAAAGACATATACACCAATTTAGAAAAATGTACAAAGAAGCCGAATTAGGCAGACAATATGAATAAATCAAACTTAAAAAAATACATTATGAAAGTTAAAAATTCGTTAAATTACGATTACAAACAACAAGAAGGAGAAATAAATACTCTACCTTCAATGACAATTCCAGATCAAACAATGTCAATACGTAAAATTGTAGACAGATACACAAGAGGACTCCCAGTAAGTGGATTTACTCCAATTTACGACGGAGAAGAATTCTATATGCCAGACCCAAAAACATTAGATTTAGTAGAAAGATATGAAATGGCAGAACAAATAAAACAAGAAGTGGAGGGCCTTAAGTCTCGCCAATGGAAAAAACCACAAGATGTTGAAAACACTGTGGAAAACTTAAACAACGACGTTGAAAAGACACCAATTTAACATTGGT